AGGCCCGCATCCTGGACGCGATCCGGGCAGCCGAAGAACGCTACTTGGCTGAGCCGCCAGCCAACGGCGAGGAGGAAGCCCCCGAGATCGTCGGTGAGGCCAATGGCATGGCTGGGTGATGCACAGAATAAATATACCCTATGCACGAAATAGCTTTGCGTCCATCAGCAGAATAGCCTAAATACACACCCAGCCCACCGGATTGGCCGGGGGCATATCTACCGGAGAGCCGGAGATGAGCGCTAGAAAATCCCCCCTTCTGCTACACGTCCCAGCTGTCATCCTACGGGAGCAGCGTGTGTTCCGACTGCACTTCCTGTGCGACGCTTGCACCGAGACAGGCAGCGAGTGGGTCGAGGAAGCCCTCGTGGTTCGCAGCGGTTATTGCCCCTGCTGCGATGCGGAATGCCAAGCTTACGGCATCGACGAACTATTCGAGACCATGCCTGAGTTCGATCTTTCGGAGGACGAGTGTGACGGCCACCGAGATGCGGCTGTGCCTGGCGGCGCTGGGTTGGAGCCAGGAGGCGCTCCAGCGCAGGCTGGGCATCGCGAGAAAGACGGTGAATAGCTGGGCGGACGGATCGCAAGAGATCCCGCCCCGTGTAGCCGACTGGCTGCGCTACTTAGCCGCGCCGGCGATGGAGCGGCCTTTACCAAAGGACTGGAACCGATGAGTGACCGACTCGCCCTGTCGAACGCCATCGAGGATGCCGGTATCCCGCGCGACAAAGCGCAGCGACTGGCCTCCGTCATCTTCGAGGCAATTCATACAAGTGTGGCCACGAAGGCCGACCTGCAGGCGATGGAAGCGCGGCTGACCGAACGGCTTACGCGACGCGGCATCGCTGCCGTCGTCATTGGCATCTCGGCCTTGTTTGGTGCTCTGCACCTCTGGCCGCCACACCTAGGATAGCGCCCCCGCGGCACGGCGCTGGATAGACGACCGCCGCACATAAGCGAGGCGGCTAAGGCCCCGTCAGGCCCGCCGCCTCTGACCACACATCGAGAGGATACCTCGACCTATGGCTACCCGAACCATAACCGCCGCCATCGTGGCGGCAACCATGACAATGACCGCCTGCGCCGCGCCCTCACAACCCGTCCTGGACGCTCTTGTCGTTCAGTGCCAGGCCGGTGACCAGAATGCCTGCCACGCCGTGCCGATGGCGGAGGCCGCCGTCATCCGCGAGAAGAACGAACAGAACGAAAAGGTCGCCAAGGGCGTGCTGCTGATCCTCAGCGTCGGGCTCCTCGCTGCGGCTGTCGCGGCCGGTGCTCGAGCGAACCCACCGCCGCCCCCTCAGCCGGTATTCGTGCCGCCCCCGCCGCCGTTTCATCCACCACCGCCGCCCGTGATATTCCTGCACTGAGGGCTGAACCATGGCCGATGACATGCCGAGCCGGGTCGCTGTGCTGGAGGAGATCGCCCGCAATACCGAGACGATGCTGGCCGAGATCCGTGCGGATATTCGCGAGGTCCGCGACGCTCAGCGCGGCGACTTCCGTTGGATGATGACGGTGTGGATCAGTGGCATGGCCGCATTACTGGCCGTCATGGCCCACGGTTTTCACTGGCTATAGGGAGCGCCCCAACGGGCGGATGAGTATGCTAGAGGGTATCATCGCAGGCATCGTCGTGTTTGCGATCTGGGGGTTAATCATCCACGGGAGTGCGCGTCTTCTGCTAACACTCCTGATCGGTCTTTGCGGGGTATGCGGTAAATTCGCGCGCGTCATCGACCGGACGCCTGATCGCATTCTGATCCCAAGCTGTATCGTAGCTGCCCCGCTGGTCTTCGTCGGCATCCTGTTCTCTTTGTTTCTTCTCGCTCAACTCTAACGCTGCCGCTGTGGAAATGCCTGGGTGCCGATGGCGGGTGCATACCGCAGCGGATTGGCAATCGGCGCGCCTCCCGCGTTGATCAACGCATTCACGAAGGGGCGCGACTGCTGATAAGCCTGCCCCGCCCATTGACCAGCTCTTGCCGCGGCGGCGGTGCCCCCTAAAATTAAGGCAGCCGGCGACAGATAATTTGCCGGGTTGAGGATCTCACCCGATGTAATCCCTTGAATAACTCCTGGCGCACCACCAGCCGCGCCCACCAGACCTACATCCCTCCAGAAGCTCGATGAAGGCTGTGCGGGCGCAGACCCGCCGCCAAACAGCGTGCGGATGCTGCTGGCAAAGTCCCCCAGGCGACCCACCACTGAGTTGCTGGAAACTGGCACCCCTTTCAGGTCGGTGAATCTATTCAGCACGCTGCTGAACAGCGTCGTCGGGTTGATGTGCCCATTCGGCAACACGGCCTTTTCCACACCCATAAGCAGCCGATATCGCGTGCGTGCGTCCACCCAGTTGTCGAAAGCCCCAGCCGGCGATGATGCCTGAAAGCCGGTATCCATCACCTTGTCGAGCAGCTGGGCCGCCTGCTTAACGAATGGCTGATCGCTGCCGACGAGATCATGCAGCGCCGATCCGGCACCGACGAGGTTGTCAAAGTCCTGGCCGCTGATCACGCCGTTCTTTATCCGGCTGCGGATCTGGTTGATTAGCGGGTCGATCTGACTGCCAGCGCCATTGCTCTGAGCCAACCGCTGGACCTGGGTCAGCGCTTGATCAAAGGCACCTCCCGGCGCCGCATTGATCTGCCCGCTCTGAGCGGCCTTGGTCACGGCTTGCCCGAGATCGGTTTTCGCTGCCGACAGGTTAGGCGCCTTCCAGTCCGAGACGTCCTTGCCAAGGATTTTGCCAACTGCGCTGTCAATCTGGCCTGACTGGGCATAGGTGGGGGGCGCCCCCATCGCCTTGACATTGCCGCCCGGCAGGTTTGACGCAGCGATGTCGGTCACGCCCTCACGCTGTGCCGTTTTCGCTGCATCTGCCACCTCTGGCTCGATCGAGCGGCCAGCACCGAACCAATTGCCAACCTTGTTGGCAACGCCGCCCAGCGCGCCCCCGAGCGCAGCGCCGACGCCAGCACGCTGATACCAGGGTTCGTCTGGGTTGCCCGCCAAAGCGTTCTGCGCGGCGCCGGTAGCAGCACCCGTCAGGATGGAACCACCTAAGCCAGTGCCGACGCCAGCAGCCCCAGCGGCGACGTCCCCGCCCAGGGCAAGCGGGATAGCCACGGCCGTGCCACCGATCAGCTTGCCGGCAGTTGAGGCGTATGGATGCCCCTGCATCGCAGCCTGCGCCTGCGCGGTTGCCGTTGGATCTGGTGTCAGCCCAACGTTGCGGGCGATGTCAGAGCCGACGCTGTATATGCCGCCGGTGACGGCCCTCGCCGCGCCACCCAATGAGGCCCTCAGGCCACCTGGGTCCCACATCGTGTCAGCCCCCGGAGCGGTCGTTGTCGTCTGTTGACCAGAGCCATCACCGGAGCTTGCGGGCGCCGTCGTAGACGATGCTGGCGCCGCCGGTTGCGCCATCAGTTTGGTGATATTCTTCTGACGGTCAGCCCAGGGATCGCTATCATCAGCCATGCTATTTGCCCGCCTTCGCAAAGTCCGGATAGAGCTTCTTGGCTTCAGTTATGCTATCCCAGAATTTCTTCTGATCAGCGGAGTTCAGCCCCTTCAGATAGGTGGCTATCTCCTGATCCGTTAAGTGATCGGCACCGAAGGCCACCGGGTCCAGGTTCGACGCCCACTGGCTGGTCTTGGTCCTATACTGATTCGCGTATTGATCTGCATCCTGTCCGGGATACTGCGAACGGAAATACTTGAGCCGCGCCATCTGGAAGCGTTCATACCCGATCTGTCTGGCCGACAGTTCACGGATAGCCTCGACCTGCTGTTGCATATTCGGGCTAGAAGCCTCGGCCTCGAGGCGTGCCATGTCGGTGCCAGAAAATGCACCTGAGTTAGTCAGGCCCTGATGCAGAGCCTTGGAAAGCTCCTGATAAGCGGCAACGGAGTCGTTGGGCATCGAGGGCAGTTGAACGCCCCATTGCGAGAGCACAGTCCCCCAGTTGTTCCATTGCGCTGAGGTGGGGCCGGTCTTGAGGTCGGGATGTGCGTTGATGATCGAGAGTGCGCTCTGCCACGGCTGTATCCGCGAAGCGAGCCCAGCTTCACGCGACACATCGGCCGAGTATTCCTTGGCAGACTGCTCCCAGAGCGGCTGCATCCAAGGCACCGGCGGAACGACGTTTGGCGTCGTGAGAATCGGTGCGCCGCCAGGGGTTCGCTGCACCCCCGGGAGCTGGTAGCCACCCCCGCCGCCGCCTGCTCCTACGGGCCGGCCGGTCGCGTCGAAGGCTTGGAAGCCTGCTGGCTGAACGGAAGAGCCGCCGCCCCCCGTTGGCGACACGGTCGCCCCGCCGGCCACAGGCTGCGCTGAGGTGGCGCCAATGAAAACCGAGGGCGTCTGACTACCCCCGCCACCACCCCCGCCTGTAGCGCCGCTTGGCGCGCTCTGTGCCCAGGGTCTGCCGCCGTATCTGTCGTAGAGTGCCGAGGCCACCGCGTATTGCTGCTGCGGTGATGCTTGGATGGCGAGCTGCGTGCGTTGGTTCGGCGGGATGTTGGCCAGTGCCTGCCCCTCGGCCCATGTCGAGGGGATGATCTGATAGTAACCAGAGCCGCGCTGTTCGACAGGCGCGTTGCCAACACGGGAGAAGATGTTCTGGTTGCCGCTCTCGCGCTGCGCGAATGTCGCCAGATCGGCGTCCTTCTGCGATAGCTGCTGGCCAGGTTGGGCGGGTGATCCAGGCGGTGGACCGGCAGGCTGACCACCCCCGACGTTTCCAGATGATGGCGCACCGCCGCTGGCTGCACCTCCGCCACCCCCACTGCCGAACAGGACACTCTTCGGTATCTGATATTGCCTGCCTTTGGGGCCGAAGCGGCCCTCGTTGTCTGTAACAGTAACGAGTTCCGCGCCCTCTCCTGGCGTGAGGCCCAACTGAATAGAGCCAGCCGGGTTGAACTGCCCGGCGCCTGATGTCCAAGTGCCTGGCGTGGTGCCATAAACGAGGTTAGAGCCCGTGTTGACCTGCATCCGCTGCGGACCGACCAGTTCGCCCTGCCGCTCCGCCGACATGCCGCCGAGCGCGGTCGCGCGCATGAAGTCGGCCGGCTTGCCACCACGGCTCATTGCATCGGTCGCTTGCGCCACGAGCCCGTCGACATTCGCACCGATGAGAGCCGACTGCGACAGCGAGTTTTTCACGTCATCCCAACTAGGATTTGGGTTGGTCGCCATAAGCTGACGCATAGACTGATACGCCGGTTGCAACTGCGCCTGCTGGAGATCAAACTGCTTCTGCCGGAAGTTGTAGTAGTTAGTTGATGCCGTGTTGGCGTCGTTGATCGCCTTCAGCGGGTCAACGACTGTCGGCTGCGACAGATAACTGTAATCAGGCATTGGCGTCCTCATCCGGCTGCTGCGGCGACGGATAGAGTTGCTTCGGGAAGGCCGCCTCCGCGTGGATGCCCTGGTGCATCACGGCGGCAAACATCATGCGTGCCCAGTTGCGCAGACCTTCCGCATCTCGTGGCATCGACGCCAGGAGCTGAGATGCCTGATCGCCCTCGATGTGTTCCTTCGTCAACAGTTTCTGGATGTAGTCCCGGACTTCCTTCGGATCTGGGTTGGGGTCGTTCGCCAACCTGGAGAGCATCTCCATTTCACCGCCCGTGGCATCGCGACGGCGGATCATGTGCTCCTGTGTGCGTCCGCGCATACCGTGTTTTATCGCATCGCTCATCAGTAGATCCCCTGTTGGAGCAGGGCATTCTGTGCCTGCTGGGCCTGTATCTGCTGAGGAACGGTCAGCGCATTCACCACATCGGTGCGCGGACCATAGACGCCGGCTGCTAATGGTGCCCCGTATTGCGCCGCTAGCGTCGGGTCGAAATAGGTGCGCCCAGCTTGTGCGGCCGCGAGCGACTCGGCGTTCAAGGCGTCGGTGTCATCCTGCGTCGCAAGGCCGTGCCTGGCGCGGTAGCTGCGCGCCTGTTTAGTCACGGTGTCAGGCGCTGGAGGGTAGTTGTAGGTCGCATGGACCGGCGCCCCTGACTGAGTGCCTGTCTGTCCGATCACCGGATTTCCCGGCTTCGGCGGCTGTGGAGTATTCGGCGACACGTAGGTGGTAGCCGGATTGGCTTGGTTCATCACCGGCTGTGGCAGGCGCGTAGCATAGACATTCACGGTCGGGATCGGCCTACCATAGTCGTCCACGGCCCCGGCCACATATGGCTGCGACAGATAGCTGTAATCAGGCATGGGATGACCTTAGCTTTTCAGGGCGCCACTCTCGGTGAAGTTGGGATTATTCGTGCCGTAACTGGATGCCTGCTGCGTTGGGCTCGTCTGCGGGCTCGTGTTCTTCTGGTAGTTGCTGTAGCTCAGATAGTTCTGCAGGCCCTGGTTGATGGCGTTGCCCACCCCGGTGATGCTCGATCCCGTCGCGTTGCCGGCGTTGGTGTAGGCCGTTGCCGCTGTGCTGGCGTCCGTCGCACCCGTGGTACCCGTCGCCGAGGCCGCGTTCTGTCCCAGCGTGCTCACCTGGTTCAGCATGTTGCCGGCAGCCGTGAGGTTGTCTCGATACGAGGTGTTCTGGTTCAGCCAATCCGTGAACGTCTGCTGCGCTTCGTTGTAGCGGTTCGCGTAGGTGCTGTCGGCCAACCCCGTGGCGTAGGTCGCCGCCCCCTTGAGGCTCGCCCCTGATACGCCCAGCCCTCGCGCCGCTGCCGCACTCTGCGTTGCCCTCAAGCCTTGGCCCAACGACCACTGATAACCCGGCGTCTGTTCCAACTGCGACTGCGTCAGCACCGAGGCCGGCATGTTGGCGGTGGCCGCTGAGAGATAGGGTGATACACCCTGCTGCGAGGCCACGCTCTGCGCCAGCGCCGACTGTGGATCGACCGTGGTGTAGCCCGCATTGATATACGGGTTCTCTTGCTGCGCCGTGTAGTAGTATTCCTTACCGGCGGTGTCGGCCGCTTTCGCCGCACCCGACGATGCCGCGCTGCCGCCAAGCAACGATGTAAGACCGCTTACCGCGCTGCCCGTGCCGCTGATGGCAGCCGCCGTGCCGGCCGTGCCTAATGTTGCAACCACATCAGTCTCCCAGCCACTTCCAGTAATAGGTCTCCACCGCCTCGAAACTCAGCCGGCGCAGCAGCGCCCCGCAGTCCTTGTGCAGCTTCGAGCCCACCGCCCAGCGATGCACGCCGCGACGTCGAAGATCCGCCTCTACCGCACGGAACAGCACCGTCCCGGCATTGCTGCAGCGGTATTCCGGATGCACATAGAAGATGTCGCAGGTTGCCGAGAGACAGGTGTTGTAATGCAGACCCGGCGAGATGAAGCCCCAGTAGTAGCCAACAAGTTTGCCGTCATCCCGCAGCACGACGATCTGCAGCTGCCCCAGCGCGTCCATCTTGTCGTAGATGTCCCACTGCGGCGATAGCGGCACCTTGTCCTTGTCGAGCGCCAGCTCCTCCCAATGCATCGGCAGCATAGGGAGCATCTCGTCCAGGGTCGGTCGCCATGGCTCAGGCTTCGCGCTTAGCGTGATACGCCTCCAGCGCCTGCACGCGGTCTGCCAGTTCCTTGATGGCATTTATCACGGCATAAAATACCGGCGTCGGGTCGACGCGGCGCAGATCGTCCAGCGTACGGTCGCCCAGCTTGCCTTTGCCCCGTGACACCGCCTCCGGCACCAGCCGCTCGACCTCCTGCGCAGTGAACCCCACATACTCGGTGCCGCTGTCGCGTCCATCGAAATCCGGACGGAAGCGGAACCGCCGCGGGCGCAACTGCTGCACGGCGTCGAGCCCGATCGAGAAATCGCCCGTTATGTCCTTGACCCGCGCATCGGAGCTATCGGTCCACATGCCACCGCCTGGCTTATAGGCCGTGTTGTAGACCTCGAAATTGCGGTAGAAGTCGATCGACAGGCCGACGCCGGTGGCATTGACATAGGTCATCTGACCGGCGCTCTGATCCAGCTGGAACGCATACCCCGCCTGAAACGCCAGATTGGCAATCGACCCGGCGTCATAGATGGCCGGGCCGCCGGTACAGTAGAAGCCATTGGCCGACTGTGCCTTGTCGCTGAACACCGCGCCTGGCGCCGATACCGTGCTCTTGAACGTCGCGGCGCCCGTGACGGTCAGCGTGTCGCCGATTGTCGCCCAGCCGGTGGTGGCGAAGTCGGTGCAGTCCATATTGCCCTGCGCCACGACATTGCCGGTCACGGCCGCATCACCGGTCACATAGATCGAGGTGTCCGTGGCAATAGCGCCGGTGGCGTTGATGGTGGTGGTGTGCAGCCCGCCAGTCATGGTCGAGGTGCCATCGACCCGCACATAGTTGCTGAGCTGCAACGCGGTGTTGTCCACATACTGCTTCGTCACCGCTCCGAGCGCCGCCGTTGGATCGGCCGCCAGCACAAGCGGACCGGCCATCGTATCGCCGGATGTATTGACATACCGGGCATCGGCCGACGGCGTGTCGAGACCGAGCCCGGTGGCCGTCTGCCAGATATGCAGCGAGGCGCTCCACAGGATGCGATCGCCATTGTGGATGGTCTGCCCGCCGATGCCGGGAATGCCGGCCGGTGCCGTCTCCGGGGTGGCTGGGTTGGCGGTGACCGCGATGTAATTCTCGGCGTCCGTCCGCCCGCCGCCGCTGATATCCGGCGTGTTGGCCGCGACAGCCCAGGTGCCCGAATAGGTGCCGTTGATGACGCTGAACAGCCCGGCCACCGATGTGCTGTAGGCCGCATTGCTGCCGGCCCTGGCCAGCGGAAAACGGTCGGTCGTCAGCAGGAAGCCGGCATCAGGTGCGGCGCTGATCTTGACGTCGGGCATCAGCCGGCCCTCCGCTCGCGCAGTTCCTTCACCTCAGTCGACAGTTCCTGCACTGCCCGCCACAGGATGGGGATCAATTCGGTCGGCCGCAGGCTGCGGATACCGCCGTCGTCAACATAGGCCGCGCAGTCGAGGTGCAATGCATCGAAGCGTGCTTTGATCTCAGTGGCATCGAAGCCAAGGTGGAACTGCGTCCCCGGCACCGAGACATACTCGGTGGTGTAGCGCGTCTCCTCGACCATGCGCGGCGAGCCGTCCTCGTTGAACAGATACTCGTATTGCACATGGCCGTCGGTCACCCGCTTCTCGGCGGCATGCACCATCTCGATGCGCTCGGCCGGCACTGGGTCTTTACGCTCCTCCTTCCAGCGGAAAGCGATCGGGCGCACGGCCCGGACAAAGTCCGTGGCGTTGAAATCAAGTGCGCGGATGTCCGTCTTCAGCGCCGGGTCGGAGGTGTTGACCGTGCCGCTCGTGGCATAGATCGTGTTCCACCGGTTGGTCGACAGACCGCACGTCTTGGCGTTGTCAGCGAGCGGGTAGACATAGCCGCCGGCGAACGAGCCGGACTGAAAGATTTCTGCCACGGCGGCGCCGCTGTCGTCATCACAGACGAACATCACGTTGGTGGGGTTCGCCGTGCCGCGCACCTGACACGCCAGCGGGATGTGGTTGGTCGATGCCCGGAAATACCCGCCGGCCGTCATGGTGTCGGCGGATGTCGCATCGACCATCACGCCGTAATCGGAACAGGACCCCGGCCACGTGTAGAAGCCGCGCTGGAAGTTCACCGCGCTGCTGGTGCCGATCACCTGCGCGCCGACGGTGGAGCGGTGGGTGCCGTTGGCCACCAGTTGCAGACCGATGGCGAGGTTGTAGGACGTGCCAAAACTCTGCCCCGGCGGAAACGGTGTGGTGCTGTCGGCGCTGCTGTTGTTGGCCGCGTCCAGCTCGTTCACCACGGTGCCGGTGGTCGTCAACGTATTCCAGGAGAACAGTCCGAACCCCTGCGAACCGGCCCGGCCAAGCTGGCACGAGCCGTTCCAAGCCGTGGCATAGGTATAGCCGGTCATGGCCCGCGAGCTGACCGTCTGGGCTGACCCGTTGATGGTGTAGACACCGACGCCGCCCGTGGTGCCGGAGGTCTGCGCGGTGATCATCGCCAGGGTGACGCCGGAACCAGTGATGTAAATGGACGGCCCCAGGTTGGTGCCGGCCGAGATCGCTGAGACGGTCAGTGTGTTGCCGGCGATCGAGCCGGTGAAAGCCCCGCCGCTGCCGGTGTCGGTCAGCGTGACATTGCCGCCCGACCAGTTGCCGATGCCGATCGCCGCTGAGAGGGACTGTCCCGCAGAGGCGCCGTGCAGGATGATCCGCATCGCGTCCATGTTGTTCGGCGTGGTGTTGCCGATCGGCGGCGGTGAGGCGAGATCAACGCCACCGCTGTGGCTGTCTACGTAGCTCTTGGTGGCGGCCTGCATGCTGCTGGTGGGGTCGGCCGGCAGCGTCACAGGGCCCGAGAGGTTCCCTCCGGTCAGTTGTAGATACCGCCCGTCGTGGGCCGCCGTGAGGCTGCTGAAGGGCGCCGAATAGGCGGTGGTGCTGCCCTGGCGCGCCAGCGGGAAGCGGTCGGTGGTCTGCAGCGCGCCGGGATCAGACGCCTGGCTGATCTTGAGAACGGTTTCGCTCATCAGGGACCTACGTGGATATTGCCGGAGGAGAGCCAGGGCTGGCCGCCGCCGGGGTTGGTGGTCGGCAGCCCGGAGAGATCAAGCGATGCCCAGTGTGTGGCCGTGTCGCCGGCCTGCCGGGCCGTGGTCTCAGTGTTCAGCGCGTTCTGCAGGTTGGTGTCCGCATTCGTCCGCGCGGTCGTCTCCGCGGCGAGCTGCGCGGACTGGCTGGCATCGGCGCGCACCCGTGCTGTTGTCTCGTCGGCGAGATCCTGCGCCTGCGAGGCGTCGGCGGCCTGCCGCAGCGCGCTCTCGGTTGCCAGATCCAGCGGCGGCCCGAGTGCGGCCCCCGTGCGGTCGAACAGCAGTATGAAGAACCGGCGCCATTCCGGGTTGACCTCGCCGCTCTGCGGATCGACCAGCGGCGACGATGGCACCGCGGCGCGGAAAGGACGGGTGGTGGTGGTTGTGACGCTCAGAGGAGTTTTCCTAGTTGCCTAGCCCACACGAGAGGGTCTTTTGCCCATTTCCGATGATTGCAATCGGCACACGTAAGCTGGATGTTTGTGATCCAGTTCGATCCGCCGCGGCTGAGTGGAACTATGTGATCCACGTGGTAGCCGATTTTAAGAGACGCACCGCAGTATGCGCATCTCGTCTTTTGCTGCTTGAGCAAGGCTCTAATCTCAGCACCGCTGTGATGGCCTTCTGCGCCTTTTTGCCGCGCGACCCGCCGCCTGCTGTTGGCCAGAACATGCTCAGGATTTGCGTCGGCCCAGCTTTTGTAGCTGGCTTTAAACTTCTCAGGATCGGCCTTCCGTTCAGCGGCCTTCTGTATCGCCCTAGCCTCTCGGTTGCGGTCATACCAAGCCTTGAACCAAGCCTTCTTTTTCTCTGGGTTAGCTGCGTCATAGGCTTGTCCATATGCGCGGCGCTCTTCTCTGTTGGCCCAATAGTATGACTTTGAGTAGGCCCTGGCAGTTTCACGGTGCTTGGGACGATCCGCAACTTTGTGCAGTTGCTGGCATTCGGCACACTGCCCGGTGCTGACATATCGCTCCGATATGTGTCCTCGTTTACAGGGCTCTCCGGTGAAATACCGAGTGGCACCGGCTTGCCTAGCCTCCTCACGAGAGACATGCTTTCGGTCAGCCATTGCGAATGCTCCCAACGTTCGCTGTGGTCAGGAGCGGCGTGGTGCGCAAACACCGCGCCGCTCCGCTTAGGTTTTAGCAGATGCGTCGAACTCAATCCACGCACCTTGTAATGCGGTAGGGGTTGGCGAGGTCCAGGACACTCTAAATACGCGATCTCTTGCGTACCCAAGTCTTTGAAATTGAATGTTAGTCAGATACTCGCCCTTGCCGCCAAACGAATTGCCCACCGGATTGCCGAATGTGTGGCCGCGGTCGTCCGACCAATCGAGATACAGCTGGTTCGGATTGGCGATCGTGCTCACAAACACATCGTCCATGCCGAGCAATTCCGGCTTGGGTGTATCGAACCATTTCCAGGCACCCGTGCCGTCCTCGGTGCGCCACTCGAAGACGTCGTCCTCGAGCCCCACTTTTGTCGGCCCCCAGGTCGAGCCGCCGCTGCTCTGCTCCCAGCCCGCCGTCAGGCCGTTCTCCATGCCCCAGACGCCGGAGCCGTCCTCGAGGCCAATGACCATCTGCTCGCCGCCCGACCAGTCGCCGCCGACCAGCACGATGCCGGGGGCGGTGTAGGTCGTGTCGGTGAGAGCAACCGCCTTGCCATCGCGCGCCCATGTGCCGTCCGGCCCGAGAAACAACCCGTCCCAACTACGCTGCACGGTGAGACTGATCGCGGCGCCAAACATGCTGAGCGTCAGGAAGTAATTGCCGCGCGGGATGGTGCCGAGTGCCACCTGGCGATACGTGCCGGTGTTCAGCACCGCCAGGCGCGCGACATACTGATCGCCCTCGGCGAAGAACCGCACGCGATAGCCGGCGGACAGATCGGCCGCGGCGCGCCCGACGATCCACAGATCACCGCGGGTCACGACGTGGTCATAGACGGGCGGCGTGACCCGGAAGGCAATGCTGTAATCGGCATTCGGTAGCGTGATGGTGGGCTGATAGAGACCGAGCCCGTCATAGCCGACCAGCTGGCCGTTGGCGCCACCCTCGCAGACATCGCAGCAATCAGCAGACAGATCCCAGCAGACCAGCTCGCGGTTGCCGTAGGTCGGCACGGCGGTGAGCCCGCTGTCCATCGGGTTGAGGTAGTCCTGCAGCCGCGTGCCGTTGGCGGCGCCGAAGGTCCAGCGGGTGAGGTCGCGGACCTGTGTCGGCGGTCCGGCGGTGCCGGTCTCGATGTCGGCTATGAACTGCCGGTAATAGACGCGATCACCCTCGTTCAGGATGTGCGGATAGGCGCGCTGGCGCTTTATGGGAATGCCGAGCTCGTCATAGACGTTGCGGTCGAGCGCGTAGAGATTGCCGTTCTGCCAGTCGCCGACGATGACGTCGTCGTTCACCGGATAGGCACAGTTGGCACGGTGACGGTGTTCCGCGCCAAACGCATCGAGCGACACCCATTCGTGCCAGAACTGCGCAGTGATATCGTAGACCCAGGTATGGTCAGCAGTCGGGAAGGTCAACGCATAGAAGGCGTGACCGGCCATCAGGAAGCAGAAGCCGACGGCATCGCTGATCGTCGGATACCGTGCGATGGCGTCTTCGATGGCGAAGGTGGAGATGCGGGCATATTTGTAACCGCTGCCTTGCAGGACGACGCCCTGGCCCTGGCGGTCGCGGCTGAGCCAGAACACAGAATTATCATAGACGGCGGCGCTGTATTTCGCGACGCAGCCGTGATCGACGAACGTCGATTGCACCTTCTGAAACGTGGACTGGATGTTGGTCTGCGCGCTGCTGAGGCTGGTATCGAACGTGTAACCCGTGTCCTGCCAAATCTCCGTCGTGCGGTCACCCAGCAGCCAGATTTCACCCCTGGCCACCGCGAGCGTGACCAGCATATCGCTGAACGTCTCTTTGTCGGCGAAATCCAGGCTGTCAAAGGTCGTGGCCAGCGAGCCGGACCAGTAGAATTGCGGCGTGCTAGGTTTATTAAACACGAGGTAGGTATCGACAAAGTCGACCTTGTCGGCGCCAGCAAACATGCCGTCCGGATCGTCGGTCGGATTGTAGAGGAGGGCAAAGGCGTCGGTGGCCAGCGTGACCTTCCAGCCGCCAGCCGCGCCGCTGCTGCCGTCAACGATGACGAGATCAAGCCCGTTATCCTGCATGGAGACGGGGGTGGTGATGCGGGGTGTGATGGTGCCGAGGGCGGTCGCCGCCCAGGTGGTGGGATCAAGGCGATAGACGGTATCGCCACCGACCGCGTAGATGCCGCCGGTGGTGACTTGTTTGATGGCACGCACCGGTCCTTTGGGTAGTTGACCGACAAGGCGCAGGCCGGGCGTCGGGTAGAGCACATGCGAGGCGGCCTCGCCCGCGCCACCCGAGCCGGTATATTGGTTGGCAGTAGGGACCGCCTCGGGGAACAGGTTCATGCAGCGCTGCGCCGAGGCGATGACGCTGCGGGCCTGATACGCACCGCCGGTGAGTTGCTGACGCGGCATCAGGCCATCACCATCACACGCGCCTGCGCAGCGCCGCCGCTCCCGCCCGCAGTAGGAAAGCCGGCGATGTAGCCTGTCGGCACAGCGCCGTTGAATGCTGCGCCGCCGAAGTTCGCTGTAAATACGTTGCCTGCAACGCCGGCTTGACCGGCAAGACCGCTGCCGAAGGTAACAAACGGTATGATCGTGCCAGACGGAGTGCCCTGACCGCCGCCGCTTACGCTATTGGTGGGATCGCCATTAACGGCAGCACCTTCCCACGGACCAGCCGCACCTGTTCGGAACCATATTTTGCGGTTGGTCACGTCAACCGCGACACCAATAACACCACCGCTTGTAATTACCCCCAGACTGCGGCCCGAATTGCCGGAGGTATTAGTGATGACGCCAGAGCCAGTATGCCCCACCACCAGGCACATATTACCACCGGAATAACTACCGCTTAGCAGCGCGTAGGTCGAAGATGTATTACCGATGCCGATGCCAACACCAGCGCCGCCAGTGAATGTCGTCAGTGTGACCTCGAAGTAGAACTTGCCGCTCGTCTGGCCGTCCGTGAAGACGACATGCGCGCCCTGGTTGGTGGATGTCGTGCCGGTGTTGGTTGCGATGAGATTGCCGCCGGAGAGGGTGACGGCGGCAACGGTTGCTGGGTCCCAGACGCTCGACATCAGACGCGTGCCGCTAACAGGGTAATCCCTAAATCGCTCAGCGTCGCATCCTGGCTGCCTGGCGCTACTATCTGCAACGTGTCGCCCACACCAAGCGTCCCGCCGCTCCCGCTTAGCGTGCAACTGGTGTTGCTGGCCGTGGTGATCACCACCGTGCCGAGTGCGGTAGTCGAGCCGCCGCTGACCTTGTTTACCGTGAATGTCGCCGAGGCCGTCGCCTTCGTCGTGTCGTAGACCACGCTGCCCGCGAGGTTGGCCGGCAGCGTCACACTCCACGGCATTGGCACGTTGACCTGCTGGCTCGCCGCCGGCTTACCCACGAAGGGGAAGGACAATGGCACTTGCTGCACTTCGGTCGGCAACTGCGCGTAGCCAATCGTATGGTTATCCACGTATTGCTTCGTGGCCGCCTGTAGGGCGCTGGTTGGGTCGGCGGCCAGAATGACCGGACCACCGGACGGGTTCAGCGCCAGCGTGGAGCGCTGCGTCCAGGTGACGTTCACCGTGGCCGCGCCGTTGCCGCTGCCGCCCGTGGTGCTGATCGGGTTGGTGGGCGTGGCTCCGAACACATAAGGCTCGCGCCCGGCGATGTAGTTCGCCGCTGTGACGTTGCCGCCACCACCGACGGCGGTCACCTGGATGATGCCGCCGTAGCCGTCATAGAGTTGATCGTTGACCTGATACTGCGCGCCGCCGGCGGCGACGCCGCTGACCGCCCCGCTGTAGCCCAGGCTGTCGATAACCAGCCCGTTCGCGCCCTCGCTGAGCCGACCCGCGCCCACCGTGACCTGCGCGTTGCCGATCACCACGCCGGTCGAGCGCATGGCGGCGGTGCTGAAGTTGACGTTCCAGAAGTCGATGCCGCCGACGGCGGCCTGCGGCAGGCGCGCGGTGCCGTTGGGGTTGTTATTCGTCTGCGGCGCGGTGCTGACAACCCACGCAACCGCACGATCGAGCGGCCACATACAGTCTGGCCGGCCAAGCAGCAGCGCGGTTCGCATACCGACCCCGTTTGGGGCGCCCGCGTGCGAGGATGACTGCGCCATCGTGACGTAGCTCTCGGCGCCGGTCGCGTGGCTGCTGTCCTCGTTGTAGTAGAGCAGCCCGGCTATGTTCATGCCGCCGACGCCGTTGGCGCCGTTATAGCGCGAGATCGCCAGCTCGCTCGCCGCGACATACGCCCAGTTCCTGGCGCCGGCGCCAAGGTTGACCTGGCCTGATACGGCCACCGCGTTGCCGAACGATCCGGCACCCGGCTGGTATTCCAGATCGAGATATGACCAGAGCGGGTTGACGAAAAACGAGCCCGACGTGTCGGCGGTGGCCGAGGTCTGCGTCATGTTGACGCGCAACCCCTGCTGGCTGCCTAGCGTGCCGCCGAAGTTCTGCTGCACCGCGACTTGCCAGAACCCCATGCTTATCCCGGTGGCGTCGGTCGCGTTGTTCGGCAGGTTAAAGAGCGCCTGCTGGAACGGCCCGCTGCCGGTCGGCTTGCCGGTGTAGCTGGAGTTGATGTTGACGATGTTGGGGACGGCGGCGGCGTAGCTGTTGCCCGGCGTCCGATAGAAGTTCGCCTGCAGCCGGTTGGCCACGTTGACCAGGTTGCCGGTCGCGCCGTCGTTGGCGTTGCCGCCGGTGCCGAGCGTGATCTGCATCGGCACGCCGAGCGGATCGGTGCCCGTGCCGCCAAGGTTCAGCGCGTTGCCCGAGACTGATGGTGGTGCGACGACGAGGTTGTTGGCTGAGCGGATGACCGCTGGATTGGTGCTGGCCGCACCCGGCGTCAGTGCCAGCGTGTTGGAGCCCGCGCCGGTGCTCAGCGTGCCGCCGGTGAGCGGTAGATAATTGCCGCCGGCACCGCTGGTAGAAGTGAGCACGCCGCCTGATAGCATCAGCCCGGAGCCGATGCTGTTCACGGTGCCGGCGTTCCATTGCAGCACGGTGTCCAGCATACCGCCGGAGAGCGTCAGGCGGGCGCTGAGCGTGGTCACCATGCCGGCGGACCATTGCTGCGTCCCCGACGGGCCAGCCGGCCCAGCGGGCCCCTGGGCGCCGGGAGCACCCTGGTTGGCCGCAATGGCCTCGTTCAACGCCTCGGCATAGAGCACGTCGCCGGCCTTCCAGGGATAGACCGGCATCTCCGTGCCGTCCGGCAGGGTGACCGTGCCGCGCAGCGTTACACTCATCCGAGGACGGCCCCTTCGCTGAGGGTGAAGGCCCGACCGAGGCCGCGGCCGATCAGGCTGAGATCGCCCCACATGCGCCCGAGCGGCGCCGGCATGGCGAGCTGCGGGATCTGCGTGTTGGCCATCCGCAGCGTCTCCATCGCTTCCTTCATCGCCGCGACATGACCGGGATTGGCCGGCAGGCCGTAGGAGAGCTGCAACCGCACCGCGAGCGACCAGATCATGGCCGGGTAGTATTCCGGCGGAACACCCAGAGGATCGGTCAGCGCCACATAGGTAGGCAGCGGCATCTTCACGGTGAGGTAGAGGCCATACATATTGGCCGGCGGCACTGGCCACCAGTAGACACGCCCTGTGGGCCAGCCGCTGTCGTAGAATACGACGCTTGGGATGGTCTCCAACGTCTTGACGCTGATCGCCGCGTAATCTTCCCGGCTCTGCAGTATCTCCACCGGTATATCCACGAGGTTGGGTGGCACGCCGGGGATGATGCGGATGTAGGCCGCGGCTATATGATCAGGTCGCGACACATCGAAGTCACAGCCCAGGCCGATCGTGTAGAATTGCGCACCGGTGCTGGCCGGCACGCTGACCTCCTGCTGCACATAGACGAGCCAGCGTTTCTTCTGCCATTCCGCCACGATCATGCGCAGCCAGTCGAGCGCGGTGTTGTTGTCGTCGTCCTGCGGCGTCTGCCCGACACCGACGATGCCTGACACGCGCAGCGAGAAGTCGATCAGGTCACCGGTGGTGCTGATCATGTGGTCACCTGCTGCATTTCGGCGTTGCTCAGCACGCGCGGCCAGTAGCGGAACCGGCGCATGTAGCCGTTCAGCATCCATGCACCGAGCGTCGGATTGGCGCCCCCTAGGACCACACGATTGATACCAGTTGGTGCCGTTGTGCCGCTGGCAGCGTTAGTAAGAGCGCCACCATTCAGCATCAGACCCCAAGCCGGACCGTAGGTTATGGCGACTTTGCTGATCGCGCCGAGCGTTACGCTGTTGGCTGTGCCGACGTTCAACTGATTGACGTTGTTGGCTTGTCCAAATCCAGACGCGGCGTTGGCTCCTGGTCCGAACATGACCTCGGCCAGATTATTATTGGAACCATCATCAGCCCTGAATACGCCAGCTTGCGTTCCACTCGCAGGAACCTGTGCCATCGAGAAGTCACCAACGAACGAGCCAGCGCTCTGGCTATACCAGGCGCTGGTGGCTGCCGTTGCCACATCAGCGCTGCGTGTGACCGACGCTGCCACCGTGGCGATGTAGGACGTGGGGAATGCACCCGCCTCCAGTTGAGCATTCAGCACAGAGCCGGACACGGTGAGTGTCAGGGTGCCGGCGGTTGGCGTGAATGTCTGGGACACACGCGCCGGGAACGCGCCGCTCCCAACCAGAGCGCCGGACGCCGTGCCCGATTTCGTAATCGTGCCGGTGCCATAGAACGACAGCGTATATGCCTGCGCCGTGACGGCGACGCTCTGGGTTCCTAGCGTGGCGCTATTCAGCAGGATGTTGGTCCGCGCTTCCTCGATCAGTAGCCCCAACGGCGCGTGCGTGATCGGATCATAGTCAAAGCGCGGCACATCGCTCGCTGCCGTCTGCAACGTGCCGTTCACATCGAAATAGGTGCCTGTGCTGGCCCGGGTAAACGTCACCCGCGGATCGAGCGGGCCGCCCAGGAACGACATATCCAGCGACGCCAAGCCGGCACTCGGCCCCCACGCGCTGCCGGTCCAGTTGTAGACCGCGACGCCGTCCAGCACGCCGTAGGGCGTCGGCACCGACGCACGCGCCTGCCCCGCCGGTTGCCAGTTCGTGCCGTCCCAACTGAACGCTGCCACACCGCGCAACGTGCCGGACGGTGTGCCCGCGCCTGTCCTGCCGCTGGCCGGCGTCCACGCACTACCGGACCATGTATAGACAGCCACGCCGTCGAGCACGCCTGTAGGCGTTGCCACGTCGGGCATGGTGCGGCCCGCCGGTTGCCACGCCGTGCCATCGAAGTTGCACAGCGCCACGCCGTCGAGCACGCCACCGGCTATGCCGACGCTGGACGCGGCACGGCCAGCTGGTTGCCAGGCCGCGCCGTCCCAGGAGAACCCAGCGACGCCGGTGAGTACGCCGCTGGGGGTTGCAACACTGAGGCCCATCAGGCTGACAGCACGCCGAACCAGGCGCCCTGGAGCGGCGAGAACAGCATCATCGACTTGCCCGCCGCCAGCGCGATGCCGGTGCCCGCCGCCACCCCGTTGATAGTGTCGCTGCCGGCGGCATTGGCGAACAGCTGTGACGATGCCGCGCCACCGTTGGTGACCAGCAGCGTCTGGCCGCCCATGGCCGGAGGCAACATGCAGCTATCGGCGGTCGTAGCGCAGACCGCGATGAGGGTTTGTTGCGTCGTGATCGGCGTCGCGGCGGCCCGCGTGCCACCGGCGTGCGCGGTGATCGAGGCCGCGGTCCATCCGTTGCCGTTCAGAATGCCCGTGAGGTCATGCATCCCTGTGCCAAGGTTGTATTGGATGGTGCGGCCTGACGGGTAGGTCGTGGTCGGATACTGCGCCATGGCACCCTCCTCAGTTCGCCATCAGGCGACAGGCCAACTGCGGACGTATGGCCTGGTATCCATACAAAATGTCCAGACGGCAGGGCAGCACATCGTTGTTGATGTCATATTGCCGCACGACGCGAATGCTGAGCCCGTCCTTCTGTGCCCTCGCTGCCATGTCGACCCCGCCCGGCATCACCAAGTCCGCCGTCGCGAAGGTGAATGCATCCGGGTGATAGGCGATGCTGCTACCCGTTGCGGTGCTGGCAGTGCCGGAGAAGGTCAGTGCGTTGCCCGAGGTCGGCGAGGCGTTGACGTTCTGGTAGGCGCCCGTTGCGGTAATCGCGGGTGCGATCTGCATATTGCCCGCGCCGCCCGCGTAGTTGGCGGTCAGCACGAACTGCTGCAGCCGGCCGGTGTTGACCTTGGTCTCGGGATGCACGGCGGTGCAGCCGGCAATCGTAAACACATCGCCCGCGTTGCCCGCGCCGGTGCCGGTGGTGACAGCGAGTGTGCTGCCTGTCTGCCCGCCAGCGCCTACCTGATAGTTTGCCTCGGCGCCGCGCGTGTAGGTCGTGAGGAACGTGTTCTCGGCCCACTCGAAGCCAGCAGCGAGGCCCATTACGCCATCCACATACTGCCGTGCGATCTGCGTTGACTGCTGGAACAACCCCTTGAGGCTGTCGACCATGTCGACATTATCCTGGGTGTTAATTCGCAGCTGCCACTGCTGCGTCTGCGGCGTGAGGTTGTCGAGTAGTGCTTTGCGGGCCAGCAGCACGTTGCGGAAGGTCTGTGCGACACCCGCGGTGCCAACGAGGTTCCAGACGCTGTTGACCATGGTGAGCGCGTCGGCCTCGACGTTGGCGGCAAGCACGGCGCACGCAGGCTCCAGGTATCTGGCACTGAAGTCATCGATGTTCAGCGTCAGTTCCTGGGAGCTGAAGCTGAAGTCGACGTGCTTCTGATTGGCGATCGTCAGCGTGGTGTTGGTTTCCACCGTGTTCTGGATGGCAAGCGTTGGTGTGCTGGCCACGGTGAACTGCACCGGGAGGCGGATGCGGATCGTTGATCCGATCTTGGCGCCGGAGACGGCGAAGCTGTCGTCATATTGTCTGTTGATGCTGCCGACGAAGTTAAGGCGCTGATGCAATATGGCCAGCGCCTTAGCGGTGATCATCCATGTGTTCGGTCGCGCTCGCTAGGCGCGGCCCGCTTGCGGCTGCAAGCTGCTGCATATTCCTATGCAGAGCAGACTATCTCATCATCCGTTTGCACGGAGCCGGGCGCTTCGGGCCGCTTGGCCCTACTGGCTTGCGCCATAGTCGTTACACCTTCTCCCGTTGCGGGGAGCTTGGCTCGGTATTGTCCGTTCTGGAGGTTCACCGAATTCACCCGGTTTTACATCAACCCGATCAAAAATTGATGTTGAGGAGTGTGTTGGTCGCGGTCGCCACCTGTGGTTGTCCTTATTACAGGACGTGACCACTGGTTGTTCTCATCTCAGCTTTGGCTTTTCATCAGTCCCGACGACGCATCTGCTGCGCCGCCGGGTGCTGATGAGAAGCCAGTAGGCACGTGATTACGAAAAGACTGATTGCCGGGCGTTTAGAGGGTCTCCGGCGAGGACCACGCGCGGTTGTTTCAGCTGTTCCGCGATCCAGCGCGCAGTTGGTTTACGTCGTCCTGCGATCGACGGAGCCTATTTCTTGCGCTGGCTCTCGCGCTTCTTCGAGAGGGCTATAGCCACCGCCTGCTTTTGCGGACGGCCAGCCTCGACCTCTCTCCGAATGTTAGAGGACACCACCTTGGGCGACGTCCCGCGTTTCAGTGGCATCAGCGCTTGCCGTTCTTGCCCAGCACCAGCGCGTCCGTCGCTCTGCCCGTCGGCATGCTCTTAGACGAGCCGGTATCCCCGCTGGGTGCCTTGTAGGTATCCAGCGCGCCGAGGCGCGAGCGAAACGCCCTCTCGTGCGACTGCATGGCCCTGTCGCTGCCGGTTGTCGTGCCGGTATCGCAGTGGGGCGGTGCCTTGCCTGCCATGATGCTATCCCTTTCCTTGCGCGCGCTTCAGCGCGTCCACGTTGAGCTTCTCGGGCGTCGGCAGTGGCCGCACCTGGTCGACCTCGGCCACCGTCTTGGCGGTGCTGGGCTTCGGTGCGTCGAAGTTGATGCGTGTCTCGGCCATGTCATTACTCCCGTTCGGCGTGCTGCGGCCTGACAGGCCGTCAAGCATTGCGCCGCCGCTCCTGCGCCTGCTTCATGTAGTAATCGACCAGCTTGTTCGGATCGGTCTCGAGATGCGGGTCGTAGCGTGTCTGCGCCCGCCCGCTGACCGGCTTCGGTGGCGCGGGAACCTTGCTGATGTTGCGTGCCGGCTGTGCCTCCAGTTTGGCGGCATACTGGCCGAGCGCGATCGCCCGTGCCCGCTCGCCGCGCAACGAAGCGATGTGCATCAGCGCATCCGGGTCCTCGTGCAGCGCGCCGCGATCTTGTGGCCCTCCGGCATCTCCACCAGCAGCGCGGCAATCTGTGCATCGGCCCCCATGCCTTGCAGCTCGTTGCAGCGCTGCGTCCAGTCCGGATAAGCATCGCGCCCGGCCTGATGGAATGAGTTGATGCGATCCTGCAGACGCCGCTCCTCGGCCCGCCGGTCGGCCTCCTGGTTGATGGCGGCCTCGAGCTGCGGATCGGGCGGAGGCGCCGGCTGCCCTCCATTGCGCACCTGCGCTTCAAGGGCAGCCAGCCGGGCGGCCATTTGGTCACGCTCACGGGCCGCGGTGCCGAGTTGTGCCCGCAGCGCGCCGATGCGGCGGTTGAACCGGCTCTCCTCTTCCGGCGGCTTCGGCTCCGGTTGCTCCGGAGCGGATGTTTCCGGCGCCTCTGGGGCCTCACCAGGGGCCTCGGTCTCTTGCCCCTGTTGTTCTTCTGTCTCGCTCATCAGTGCCGCTGTGGGGCCTCCTGGCGCGGGTGATGCTGAGCGCGGTGTTCGGTGACCGCCTCGGCAACCTTCAGCTTCGTCTCATCGACGCGCACATAGCCGTCGCCAACCTCGGTTGCCGGATGCAGTGGCGGCGGGTCGGTATCAAAGATGTTTGGCAGGATGCCGGGCGGCAGCGGTGGCTTATCAGGCATTGATCACCTCGGGGTTGAGGGTGGCGTGTCGGTAACGCTGAAGTCATCAGGCGGGGCCTCAAGCGTGCCCACAGTGCCGCGCGTCATGGCGGCGGCGGCTTCCAACTCGAGGATGCGGGCGCGCAGACGCTCGATCTCGGCGAGCGCGTCAGCCAGCCGCTGATCAGAGTCCATTGTGTCGCTTAGAAGGCCGCCGCCAGCGCGGCTTGCCATTCTTCCCTAATTTGCGGGGCGTGCCGTCGAACCTGTGCCAACGGTAGAACTCTTTGTCGCGCAACCACCTATTGTGCGCCTCGGCTTCCTCCCGCACCGGATCGGCGATAGACGTAAACCGCACGCCGTATTGCGCCTCTAGCGCGTCGATTTCATCGCGGATGTATTCCGGCCAAGTGCTCACCTCATCAAACCAAAGGCCGACGAGGCTTGCGTCAGCCAGCCGCTGGTCCGTTTCCTGTTCCATTGCCCTGTGGCTCCGGCGGCGGTGCGGCTGCCTGGATGTTGCCCTGCAGCGCCATTTCCATATCGCCGTGGTGGGCCAGCAGTCCGGGCAACTCGGTCTGCAGCATATCTCTGACCATCTGCCGGATGATGACCTGCATAGCATTCGGATCGATGCCGCCGATCGCCTTCAGGCGATCCGTCTCGGCCTTATATTCGTCAATGACCAGGTCATTGCTCTTGTCCTGCAGCAATGTCTGCTGATGCACGACCTGCGCCTTGGGCGTGGCGATCTCGGCATCGGCCTGCTGTGCCCCTTGCTGCGCTTTCTGGGCAAATTGCTGCGCCTGCTGCATGACGGCCTGCATCTGCGGATCGGGCCCTGGCTTGTATTGCTGCGGCAGGCCCCGCTTCAGCCGATCAGCCAGTTCATCGGCGCCGGGGAAATCCGAATTGGCCGCCCAGACGTCGCCGAACACCTGCCAGGCGCCGGTCTGCGCCATGATCTGCACCAGCGCGTTGGCAGTCTCCTGGCGCTGCGTGCCGAATGACGGGCCAACGTCCGCCTCGACGTCGTATCTACCCACGTTCGGGTTGAAGATGACCCGCGGATCAGGCTGGTTATCGTCGTCCTGCTGCTGATCGGCCTGCCCCTGCGTCAGCTGCTGCCATTGCCCGTTCTGCCCCTGCGCCACCTGCATATGCGACCACGGCGCGTCGGGGGCCATGACAATATCCTTGTCCGTCCCGTCCTCGTGCATGATCTTCATGGTTCTAGTCGTGTCGTAGACCTTCGGTATTAAATCCAACAATATACGGCCAACTTGCCTAATACCTTTCGCCTGGTTATCAATATAATGGTATGTTGCATTATCCCCTTGTCTTTGCCGTTGCTGGATCGCTACGCCACTGCGCTCATTGCTCGGCATGCCCAGCTCGGCCTGATACTGGCCGGTGACATCGAGCAGGTCCTGCCGCGCCAGCGTCATGCCTTCGATGTAGGCCTGCGCCATGTTGGGCGGCTCGGCCCGCTGCGGCGGCGGCAGCTGATTGCCGTCATCGTCCACGCTGTTGTAGGGCAGGAACGCGTGGTTGGTGATGTTGGCCGTCTTCCAGTAGTCCATGTGGCTGCTGATCGACTTCGCATCGGCGATCCACGGCACTTTGCTCTGCAACGCCACCTGCTCAACCGCACTGCTGGCCCAGTAGTTATACATCCTCTGTGCATCAATCTGTGACCGCGTGTGTCCTTTGCGGTCCATGATGCCGTCGATCACACTCTCCTCGCCGATGAACGGCACGATCGGAATGTATTTGCCCGGCCAGATGCCGCGCTCGGTGATCTTGTCGCCCTCGATGCGATACCAGCTGACACTCGGCTTGGACACATCGCGCGTCTGGGCAATCAGCGGCTCGTAGACCTCCCGCTGCGCGTCATCGATGTCGCTGTCCTTCAGCACGCGGCCGTCATGCAGCAGGTGGATGCGGTCGGTATCGATGGTGCGGCGCCAGTATTGCGCCACGCGCACATGGTCCTTGGCCACCCAGCTATCGCCCGTGTAGTCGAACGGCGCGGGGGCCGGTGCCTCGTGCTCGCCGTGCTCCGCCTCCCACTCATCGCGCGGCACGTCCTCGAACACGAAGGCAAAGTGCATGTCGGCCTTGTCGTATTCGGCAGCGTCCGGGTCGAGATAGATGGTATCCGGATTGGATACCCGTTTGATGTAGATTTCCAGGTCGAAGCTCTGGTCATCGACATATTCGGTGACGACGCTGACATAGCCGATGCCGCGCTCGACCTGGTGGTAGATCGCCGTGCTGTAGGCATCCACCGCTTTGCTCTGATACTCGATGCGACGGATGATGCCGCTGAACACCTGCGCTGCTTCGTAGGTTGCCCGGTCACCAGTCGGCGTCACCTTCACCTGCGTCTTGTTCTGCCGCGCGTCGTTGATGATCTGCAGATTGTGCTGTCTGACCTTGTTATGCGTCAGGCACGGGCGGCCGCGGCGTTGTCCTTTGATGTCCTCATCCCATTGCCAGCCGTTGTAGACGTCGGCGTTGGCGAATTTGACGTCCATCTCGGCGCGGTGGCGCGCGGTTGCCTCCCACTCCTGGCAGCGTTCGAAGCGGCGTTTGGCCTCGCGCAGTATCTCGGCATCACCGCGTTGCGGACGGGGCATCAGTCGAGGCTCTCGCGTGTGTTGCTCAGGAGGGTGCGGGCGATCTTCAGTGCCACGGCCATGCGCTCACGCTCTGCGATGCGCCGCAGTTCAAGGCTCATGTGATAGGTCAGCATGCAGAGGCTATCGGCGGCGTCCGGCAGATCGCCGGCCATGGTAGCGTCCTGCACCCGCTTGGCGGCGTCCCGGCCTTCGTGGTGACTCGGGGTCATACGCCCATCCATGCGGTGCTGGTGGAGCGCTCGGTGGTCTCGTATTGGCTGAGCCACTGCGGCTCGGCCAGCGGCGATTGCTCCGTCTCACGCACGCCTAGCGCCAGATAGCGCATACTGTCCGCACCGTGGCTGGCGAAATCATGCACCGGCGTGTTGCGCCAGGTCTGCGCCTGCTCGTGCCACTCGCGGCGGTAGTTGCGCAGCGCGCGGATGCCTGCCCCGCACCTCTCCGCGTCGAACCAGCATTTCGGCAAAACGAGCCGCACCGCGTTGATGCCGTCGGCCGGGCTGTGTTGACGGACAATTCGCGTTGGTTTCACGCCGAGGCCGTGCAGTGTCTCGGTGCGGCTGCGGCCGGAGCCCAATTCGCGCACCTGCGCGTCATGCGGCAGCAGGTGCTTTTCGTAGGCGTAGGGGCGCTGATGCATCAGGTGAACGTAGTAATCGAGCGCCTCGCCGGAGCCCTCGATGTAGTCGATCAGCCGCCACTGACCGCCGCGGGTGACCTGCAGGAACCAGATGGCCGTCGAATCATCGATGCCCAGATCCCAGGCGGTCCAAACTTTTAAAGTAGGTTCGTGAGGAACGTTGGTTATCCGTCCTTCCTCTTCGGCTTGCATCATGAGCTTGCCATAATACGATCCGGAGTTAGGAGCCTCGAAGCTACAGCATAGCTCCTGTTGGAACTCCTCTTCATCAAGCTCACCGCGCAACCGCTCTATCGCCTGCTCGGACAGCACGCCGGTCTTGGTGTAATCGAGAAGGTATGAGGAATAGCCTGGAGACGTGCGGGCTCTGTCATAGGCGGCCTGGAGTAACCCGCGCCCTTTGGGCGTCCCGGATCTGATAAGCGTTCCACTGGTATCTGCCAGCATCGGTTCAATTACGAGCGGCACAAGGGATGGCGTCGTATCATCAAACTCATCGATCGCAACCTCGATCGCTCCCCCGCCACGCCAGACATCTGGGTTATCACAACCGCCGCACTGAAAGGTGGCACCACTCGGCAGCTTTACCGCCATGTTGGACCGTTGGACGACAGCGCCTGGAATAGCCTCTGCGGCCTGCACGACCTGGTCCCAAAGGCCAGTCCGATGCCACTGGACGCCGTATGGCAGCAGGTGAACCACGCGCGCATTCGGACGCTTATCCAGCAACCCTCGACGCAGCCCACGCCACATCAGAGCCGTTGACTTCCCTGCCCTACGGTGGACAACAGCAACAATCCGAGGCGCTGGATCGTTAATCAATGGAATCTGCCACTCACGTGGAGTAAACGGAAGCGTAACAGTTTGCCTTTTCCCCACCATGAAACGACGTGATGCCTTAACTGCCGGCCTGCGGTTCTACGACGAGGACCGAGGGCCATGTCCTCGGGGGCACGGTTACGGTCTGTCGGGGGCCTTCGGGCATTCAGGCGAACCGGAGGCCAAATCGCGCTAGCACGCCGCGCAGTTCCTTGAGAGACTTGCGGCCAAAGTTAGGCTGCCGCAGCCACCTCATCTCGGAGAGCGCAGCAACATCGTTGAGCGTCACGCACGCCATCGCCTCAATGGCATTAATAACACGCACAGAGAGGTCGATCTCGCAGAGATGCCGCAATCGGCTAATGTTGAGGTCCTGGCTGGGCAGATCAGAGTGGTCCATCCACACAGTCATCTACTCTTACCTATGCCATTGATATGTCAGGTGCACGTGGCGCGTTCTGAAGCGAACTGCGGCGGTTCGCTTCGCTACTCTGTGGGTTCCTGAGCGGCCTCGCCGGTCATCGACTGCGTCAATGAAAACAGCAGCTTCTATCGAGAGGCGTTACGTCCACTAATGTCCCTTTGCGGACGTTGACCGTCTCTCCGGCCTGCCACGCCTGCCCGCTATCGGTCGGCGTTCACCACGATTGAGAGCCGGGCTTCCCCGAGAGGTTCGTCGGACCTACTACCCCCTCGCTTCCATCAGCTTGTCCGTTGGAGGAACCGCATTAGTTGCATTGGCGGACGCCTCGGCTTCGTCGGCGAGCTGCCGGAAATATTGCCCCGCGCCTTTCAGCCACTGCTCGGTATGCTGCTCGCCGTAAAGGCGGTCCGCGGCGTCCTCCAGCCAGTGCGCGGCTTCTCTGAGCCCGGCTACGCGGCCCGCAGCGTAGTTGGAGGTGGCCGGTTCGCCCATGTGCTTCTTCAGCAGCGCATAGCTGCGGACCCAGCGTATCAGCGAGCGATATACGTCGGGCTGGAGCCCGACCCAGTGGTCACCACCCTCACGAGGCGCCCGCAACAGCACCTGCCAGCCGTCAAACGACGCATACAGGCCATCTCCCAGATACGTCTCAGAACCACGCGGCGGCAGGTCGTCATCCATCATTCCGTCCGATAACCCGAGCAAGCGGACTTAATCCACATCCTGCAGGCTCGCCAGCGGCGGCAAGGTGACCAGCCCCACCCGCTGCACCTTCTCAGGCTTCTGCCGCGCAAAGTGTCCGTCCTCGCCACGCGGACGACCGATCCGCTGCACCAACCGTAGCCCCCGCATCTTGCGCGCCACGCTGTCGTGCGTGCGGCCCAGCCGCTCAGCGATCTGCCGCTGCGTCAGACCCTCTGCGTGTAGCTTGCGCAGCAGCGCCTCAGCGTCCTCAGTCCAGGCGACGCCACTACCCATCGCGACGCCGCAGCAATGTCAGGCCGATCAGCCCAGTGCCCAGAATGGCCAGCCCACCCGGCTCCGGCACACTGCCCTGCACGGTGGACGAGAAGCTTCCTGACGCCACACCAGTCGCCTGGTTCACGGACAACTCCAGCCTGCCCAGCGTCGGCGCAAAGCCGGTCAGCGTCAGCAGCGCGTCGTCGTTCAGGCTAAGATCATTCCCCACCACGGACGGCGGGTCCACTTGGCTGGTAAGACTAACCGTGGCCACAAGGCCGTTGTTCGTCGCAACGAACAGGTTGGCCAGGTTGGTAAACGGGCTGTATTCCAGTGGCGTGTTCACAGCAACGCAGTTCACGCACGTGCCAAGCGCGGTATACGCCCCCGTGCCGTTGACCAGACTGGCGTTGGCACTGAAGGTGACGTTGACGCCGTCGAACGTGGCATTGCCGACGATGTTCATCGTGTCGCCGGGACCGATGGACGGCAGCGCATAAGCAGGCAGCGCCAGCGCACTCAGCGCTGCGGCAATGGCTACAGCTCTCATGGCATATTCTCCTAGGTTGCCGATGAAACGACGATGATGGCGATGGCCACGATGACGCCGAGCAGCGTGTAGTCACTCATGCGTGGCTATGAGCTTTTTGCGCACCGCAATGCAGTCCTCTCGCACCGCGATGAAGTTGCCGTTGGTCACGAACAGTATGCAGCGAGCGCCTGGCGCAAGATGGCTGCGAACCTGCGGCTCACGAATGGACGAGACTTCCTCGGGGTTGACGTAAATGACCTGACGTCCGTCTGGCGAATGCAGCTCCACCAACGCGATGCTGCCGACAAGGATGGCGGCGCCAGGGAGGAAACGAGCCGGCGCCGCCATGTGCCATCATCCCGACGGCAGAGTTTCCGGCCTGCCAACGGCCAGAAACAGCGACACACGCACCATGCCATGCAGCATGCGCACCACATGCGGTTGCTGACCCGCCTGCACCGCCGCATCAAGCTCAGCCTGCGCTGCCTGATCCGTCGCCAGCTCACGCTCGAAGTGGTCAGCGGTGTCGCTCAGCAGGTCCTCGAGTGCGCTCACTTCGGTCCGGTTTCCGTCTCGCCAGGGAAGTAACCCCAGCCCCACGGCGCAACATAGGCCCAGCCACCCGCTTCCGGCGGTGGCTTGACCGCCATATCCGGCGGCGGTGGCGTCACATCAGGCGGCGCAGGCGGTAGGTGAATGGGCGGCTGCGGCCGCGGATCGTTCGGTCCCCAGATCACCAGCGGCGGCTCGCCAGGGTTGACCGGCGGCAGATAGATCGGCGGCGTCGGCCTTGGGTCAGTCGGGCCCCAAATGCCAGGCGGCTGGCCACCCGGATGGAACGGCGGCGTCGGTCTGGGATCGTTCGGTCCCCAGATGCCCAACGGTGGCTCGCCACCACCTTCACCTGGCGGCATCGGACCACCGCCTACGCCTAGGTCAGACAGATAGCCTTGGCCCTCGAGACGCACCGCACGCCCTGTGCGCGTGGCTTTGTCCCACAGAACGCCGTCAATGGTTATGCCCACTGTGGCCATGCATATTCTCCTGATGTCTGTGTAGTGTTACTTGTCGGCACGGGACGTGTCGTGCAGCTATTTAGGCGGGTTAGCCTTACGCTGCGCGCGGGTCATCTGGTTGCGCGCCACGCCTTGCTGCGTCGCTTTGACAGAGCCGGGCTTCAAGTCACCGGCCTTCTGCAGTGACTTGACCGCGATGGGCCACGCGCTCTTGGTTGGCACACCGCGTGCGGCGATGCGCTTAACCGCCTTATCCAACAGACCGGGCACTGTGGCTCCTGACAGCAGCGAGATACGCCGCATGATAGGCAGGATCGTTACACTTGGCGGAAACCACTTCGTAGTGCGCACAGAGCAGACGGTAGGCCGTCGTCCAGTCACCATCATGGGATGCGGTGAGTGCAGCGGCAGCGAGACGCTGTAGTTCGTGGTAGTCATCAGCAGGCGTCACAGATATCCGAGCAGCAACAGGATCAGCACGATCAGCAGCAGCAGGAACACCAGGCTGCCGCCATACATATATCCCGGGCCATACCACGGCTGACGATGGCCCCACGCGCCGCCAAGCAGCAGCACGACCAGCACCACGACGAGGATGATCGTTAGCGGGTTCATGCGCGCATGGTTACGTTGGGAAACCGCAGGCGGATGCCGTTCGTGCCGCTCTCAGCCAAGGCATCCTTGAACAGCTCCATAGCGCGCTCGGCTTTCTCGGCGCTGACGCATTTCACCTGGATAACCAGCGTATCACCTTCGCGCTCAATGACAGTATGCGTCTGCGTATCGTCGCTCATGTCATATGCATGATGGCTGTATATGCACCGTAGCTACAGAGCGCTAATGCGAGCCATGTGACGGTGAGCAGCGCGAGCAACTCGAGGAACCTGTACACCCCATTTGTATCTACTCCGCGGGCGTGTCCCACTCGATTTCCAGAGTGGTTTCATCTGCATCTATGGTGGGTGCTACGTTTGTAGTTACAGGCTGTGCTGGCGCCCATTCGAATGCGATGGCAACGGGGCGATCGGGATCGCCGCGCAGCTCTGTCACAGCAAGATCGGGCAATGTCTTGCGCAACAGACCGAGAGCGGCTCGCACCTGGGTATCTGACATTTCAACCGGGCGAGTAGTCTGTGGGTCATTCAACCCTAAAGCGAATAGATTCAGCCGCTTGCAGAGCTGTGTGGTCTGGATAGCGGCACGGCACCTTTCGTCCTGACGTGGATTGATCCTGGCTGCCATGGACCGTCACGCTTCCCGTGCCCTGAGACAATCCACATCCACTGCGACCTCGCGCAGCTGACCGAGCATCATCAGCGAGACGAGGGCCATATCGGTCCCGACGCTGAGCACCATGGCGTGGTGTCCTTCCATTGGCCCTTTGCGGAGGCTCACAGCGTCGCCTGGGCGCCACGGCGGCTCCTGGGCTGGGGGTATAGCCCTCTCGACCTCGGCGGCCTGTAGCGCGCTCACAGCGCCTTCTGGGCATATGCTCGGCCGATCACCCGTCATGAGCAGCTGGAACACGCCTGGGGCGTATCTGACGGGGTTCCAGGGCCGGCTGAGATCGAGGCGGACGAACAGGTAGCCTGGGAACAGCGGGCCGGTATGCCAGGTGCGGTCGCGCCAGCGGACGGTGACGAGCGGCAGGTAGGCTTCGAAGCCGCGGCGGTGCAGGTTGGCGTGGGCGAGGCGCTCGGCCTGTGGCTTGGAGGCGACGACGCACCAGGGCGGACGGCTACCGCTAGGCGCTTGGCAACGAAGTGGAGGCTGTTGCCGCAGCCTTTCCGGCGTATCTACGCACTCACGGATTGTTGCGTCAAGCATCGTTGTGTGCCGGAACGACGCGGAACGTTGGCTTCGGTAGATCTGGGCCTTTGACGCCGGCGCGTTTGTAGGCCTCGGTCAGCTCGGCGCGCGTCATCTCCCGTCGCGTAGCTGGCAACGCGTTGTTTGCCTTGGCGTAGTAGGCGGCTTTCTCGGTTTCTTCCTGCTTCAGTTCGCCAATGACGCGGGCGACCACGCTGGCGACATGCTGCAGTTCGTTGGGATGGCGTGGTGAGGGTGGTTCTGACGGTGGAGTCGCCTCTTTTGCCGCAATGAGTGGCGGCATTGGGCGATGTTCGCGCCACCACGGCACGAGTGCGTCGCACAATTCGGCGTAGGTAGGGAAGAATTTGCACTGGCTTGCGACGTGCTCGAGGGAGTCTGGACAGAAGGCGGCGGTTGACCCGAAGCGTTGCAGGAGCATCGGCACATAGGCGCCAAGCTTTCCCACCAATTCGTCCTTGGCCATATTGGCCTGGGTAAGCGTTGCGAGGGCTTTGAGCCAATCGCGGACGATGGCTTGTGGGTCATGCATGGCCTTTGGCCTCCGCTGCCAGCAACAGGCGTTCGAGTGCTTGGTGGCCTTCCGCGGCGATGGACATGCCCTCGTCGGCAATGACCGCTAGTCCGGCGTTGCGAAACGGTCGGACGGCTGCCATCAGCCAACCTCCCGGATCGAGTGGGCGGCATTGGTCGCACTCCCGCAGCTTGGCCAGTACCAGGGCACAGTCGTCCCTTGCAACCTTGAGTAGTTTGCCTAGGAAGGCCCTGGCGCTGGTATCCATGACGCCGGTGAGCCGCTGGACAATCCTTACCCCATCGCTAAACAATTCATCTCGAGGGCCGTCTGACGAGCCAGCGGCAACGCCGCGCTCGTCCGCTACGCTAGTAGCGGAAAGGTTCTTACTTGGTTCTACTAAAGGTTTGGCGGCACGTGGTGCCGGTGTTTTGGCAGTAGGTGCCGGTGTCGCGGCACTAGGTGCCGGTGTTGTGCGGCGCACACCGGCAGTAGGTGCCGGTATTTCATCGGTAGTAGGTGCTGGTGTTGGAATATCATTGCCGGCACTATATGCCGGTGTATCGCGATCCGCTCCGTTGCTTGGGCGGCATATTTGATACAACCTGGACTTGCTGAGTGGCTCGCTACGAATGAGCCCAACTGCCTCTAGGCGTTGCAACGAAATGCGGACCTGGCGCTCCTTTAGCCCGGCCGCCTCGCCGATCACCGCTTGGCTAGGCCACGTCTCGCCACAGCCGTTGGCCATGTCGCACAGCACCACCAGCACCATTCGGTCGCTCAGCGGCAGCTTGCGCCGGCGTCCCTCAGCAATCGCCCAGCCCGTCGCCGGCACGCTCATGCCGCCACCTCCATGCTGGGGATAGACACCACGAACACCCGCCTGCCGCGGCCGGCGCCTCGTGTCTCAGTGACGATGCCGGCCTCCGCCAGCACCCGACGCATATGCCGGTATGCCTCGCTCTGGTGGATGCCGAGCAGGCGGCTCAGCTCAGGACCGGACGGCACCATGGCTCCCGGCCGGAGCCGCGGCAGCACTAGCGCCCGCAGCTTGGTGCGGTGGGCCAGCCCACGGGGCTGATTGCGATGATAGGTCATAGACACAAACCTCCGGCTTGCGTCCGCCGGGGCTTTGTGCGAAAGGAGGCTTGCAGGTCTCCTACACACCTTTGCCCAGGCAGCGACGCTTGGTTCAGTTGCAGTTACGGGTCGGTTACCGCCGGCCCGTTCTGCATTTAGCCCTGTGCGCATGAGTCCCGCAACGGTCATCATGCCGCATCCTCAGCCTCAAACCGGCGCCATTGGGCTATGA